ATGTGTAAGCAACGAATTTGGGAAGGGAAAACGATGTATAACAATGGAATAGAGAAAGAAATTGCGCTTTTGAGCTATCAAGAGACAGCTTATTTAAGGGATATGTGGCAGAGCTATTTTGATTGCCCACCACCTAAGTTTAACAAATCAACCTTGGTCAATCGCCTTGCTTATCGCATGCAAGAGCTGGAATATGGTGGGCTTCCCCAAGATATTAAAAACCGCCTTTATGATGCCGCGAACGGTAAAAAGCCGAAACGTAAGCAGCTGGTGACAAGACCAGTCGCTGGCACAAAGCTGATCCGCGAATATAACGATCAAGAACATCATGTGACAGTGCTTGCCAAGGGCTTTGAATATCAAGGCACGGTTTATAAAAGCCTGAGCGGGATCGCTTTTAAAATTACAGGCACGCGCTGGAACGGCAATGGATTCTTTGGGCTGATTAGATCAGTAAAGGATAAAGCGGCATGATTGAGAAAAAGAAAATACGCGCCGCCATCTATACACGTAAATCGACGGAAGAAGGATTGGATAAAGAATTCAATACGCTCGATTCACAACGCATATCTGGCGAGGCTTATATCAAATCCCAAGAGCATGAAGGCTGGCAGGTCATTGATGAGCGATATGACGATGGTGGCTTTAAACCGGAAGGCTCTTTTCAAGGAAACGTCTCTCGCGTGCGCATTGGCGGTGGGGCCAGTTATGATGGGTGCATTATTCAATCTGGTGATGCGCTATGGGCCGCTGGCTATTCAGGCAACGCCAATCTAGGCATTAACTCAACTGCAGGCACGAACAACACGTTCAAACGTGTGCTAGGCCAATCAGGCATTATTGAAGACTGGAATTGTTATGGGCATGGCACAGCCTCTTGGGGGCTTGGTGTTTTGTATGACGATGGACGCGTCGATGCCTGCGGAGACAATAACTCCTACGGCGAAACCGGTACGCAAAGCGGCAATTTGCACGATGTTAAAACACTCAAAAACGTAATCTTTTAAGGAGAACCCATGAAAATTAAATCATATTTAACCAGCAAAGCACCCAGTTTTGCTGAAAGCGAAGTCGCGCCTATTCATTTAGGTGATTTAAATGGCCGTCATTATTACGCCTTTGCCAAAGGGGTAAAGCCCGCCAAAGGCAATAAGAATGTTGAGGATAGCGAACTGGAAGAGGTTATTAAATCCAGCCTACTTATTCAGCAAATTAAGGAAGAAGCTGGTCGCCGTATCAATGCTGTTGCACCTGCATGGAAACAACAAAATGCGCTGGCAGACTTATATCTTTTGGATGGTAGAGACGATCTCAGTGATGACGAAAAACAAGATCTTATCGAAGCCCAAGATCTTCTTGCGCGTGTGAAAGAGATCCGCAAGCGCTCTGATGAAATTGAAAACTCATTCATTGATGGTGTGGCGCTGGAATATCTGAATGACAAAGCGTGGGAGGATGTCAAGGATGCCGAATAACGCTTTATCGGAAGCACTGCGAGAAGCCTATGCCTCTGCGCCGAGTGACGTTGTTATTCTGCACACGCTGGAGTTGCGCCATCCATCTTTTATCGATGATGATGGGGCCTCTATTGCCATTCGGGTGGTACGAGATAACCAAGAACTAACAGCGCGGCTTGAATCCTCTGCGCCCTTAGATGGCGGCGCGATGGTTAATTTTATCGCCATGGGGTTTGATTTAGAACTTCCACCTGTTGATACAGCGCCAGTGCCTGAGATTAGCATTACGCTGGATAATGTCAGCCGTGAAATTGTGACGCATTTGGATCGCGCTGCGGAAAGTCAGGATAAAATTGAGATCACGTATCGCCCGTATTTATCAGATGATTTTGAAGGACCGCAAATGGACCCTCCATTTACGCTGGTGTTAACCGAAGTCAGCGCGGACGCATCACGCGTTACCGGCAAAGCCCGCATGCTCGATGTTGGGAATAAAGCCTTTCCATCAGAAACTTATAATGCATTACGTTTTGCGGGGTTAACGAGATGACACATTGGGCAACAGATTATATTGGCAAACCTTGGAAGGTTGCCTCAGATGGCCCTGAAGACTTTGATTGCTGGGGACTGGTTGTTGATATTCATCGCCGCTTTTATGGCCGTGAGCTTGAGATTATCCCCGTGGAAGAAAGCAATCTGCGTCAACTAATCAAAACCTTTGATGCGCACCCTGAAAAGCAAAACTGGGATACCGTCAAAAACCCGATAGAGGGTGATATTGCCCTCATGCGTCAGAGCCGAGCCGAAATCGTTACCTGTTGCCTTGTTCTCCCCGCGCAATATCGTGAAGAGCAGTTTTAAAATCGACTATGTGATGCCAGGCGAAGATACGGCAGATAGTGTGACCGTCGAATTTTTTAATCAAAAGACATGGAAACCAGATGAAGTGACCGCCAGCTTGCCAGATAGCAATGCAGAGCAACCCGCCACTGTTTCGCTGTTCGGCTGTACGAACAAAGATCATGCTATGCGCGAAGGTCTTTATATGGCGGCGGCTAATCGCTATCGGCGACGCATGGTGAATTTTAGAACAGAGCTTGAAGGCTTGATCCCGACTTATGGTGATTTAATCGCTATTTCTCATGATATGCCGCGCTGGGGTGAGGCTGGTGATGTGGTGGCGTATGAACATCCTCTCCTGACTTTATCTGAGCCAGTGACATTTGAAGATGGGAATAGTCATTATATTGCACTGCGCAAACGTGATGGTTCAATCAGTGGGCCATGGGAAGTATTGTCTACCAGTAAGGATACGCAAATTGAACTGCTCGATGAAATTGATTTCACGCCCTACACAGGCAGTGCAGAAGAACGCACGCACTTTTCCTTTGGCATTGGAGAGGATTGGGCTGTGCTGGCGCGTGTCACGGCCATCAAGCCACGTGGTGATCTGATTGAGATTGCCTCTGTCGTTGAAAATCCGATGGTGCATACCGCAGACATTTAAAAATAAAAAACTAAGGAGAAAAAGCATGACCCCAGCAGAATGGGGCTTGGCTGTGGGCATTATCGCTCACAGTCTGGCCATACTTGTTGCCCTCGTAAAACTGACATCATGGATCAGTACACGTATCGCTGTTTTAAACGCCCGGCTAAGTACGGTTGAAAACCAAGTCAATAATGACATCACCGGACGCAAAGTCGTTGGCGAAATGCGCGAAGACCTCGCTGCCATAAAAGTGCAGATCATTGATATTCGCGATGACCTCAAATTTTTACGTACCCCTAAATAAACCACCTCAAACCTAAAGGAGAAAATACTATGCTTACATTACTCGGAAGTCTTATCGGCTTTATCTCATCTGCGTTCCCAGACTTTTTAAATATCTGGCAGGATCGCAGCGACAAAAAACATGAACTCGCCATTCTTGATCGACAGATGGAGGCACAAAAGCAAGGGCATAATCAGCGCTTGGAAGAGATCCATGTGCAAGCTGATATTTCAGAAAGCCAAGCTCTTTATAAACATGCAAGCCAGCCAAGCGGTGTGCGCTGGGTTGAGGCATTGAGAGCATCTGTGCGTCCGATTTTAACTTATGCATTTTTTGTTTTATTTGCGACCGTGAAAGTATCCGCACTGCTTAATTTACTTGATAGCGGCGCACCCATCACGGACAGCTTAATTGCCATTTGGGACATTGAAACACAGGCTCTTTTTGCTGCGGTTATGTCGTTTTGGTTTGGTCAGAGAGCGCTTTCAAAGTTCCGCTCAAATAGCTGAATAATATCGATTTATTGAGTTGATTAAGTTCCGAAACGAAGCGTTACTGATTACACAAAAGAAAGGATGAACAATGTCAAAAATTTATTACAAAGCCATGATCGAGGACATGACGAGCGACCAATGTTCGGATCGTGAAATTGAATGTTTGCTCGATCATTATCAGGCAGTCGTGAAGCAAGTCGGGCTGGCCAGAACAGCCTTTTATGATCTGGCCGACTTCCCCTTAGCTCTAAAATATAAGGTCGATAAATTTAAACTGAAAATTGACCGCAAAATGGTCTTAGACCAAGAGCAATTCTGGGGCTTATTTACGAACGGCGATAAAAAACTAACGGTCATTGCAACGCTGGAGAAAAACTAACATTTAACGGAGGCTAATATGCGTCATATTACACAAGAAGGTATAGATTTAATCAAACGGTTCGAGGGTTTCTCTCCAACCGTTTATTTTTGCCCTGCAGGATACCCAACAATCGGCTACGGCCACGTTGTTAAAAAGGGTGAGGATTTCTCCGGCGGGGTTTCTCAAGGCGAGGCTGAGGAATTACTACGTCTAGATGCTCAAATTGCAGAACGTGCCGTCCTGCGTTTAATTACAGTACCATTAACGGACGGGCAGTTTGATGCACTGGTGTCATTTACCTACAATTTAGGATCAGGCGCATTACAACGCTCAACCTTACGCCGTGTCATTAACCGCAAAAATCACCATAATGTTCCAGCTCAGCTTATGCGCTGGGTCTGGGCGGGTGGCCGTAAGTTAAGAGGGCTTGTTCGGCGCCGGGAGGCTGAAGCGCGTCTGTATGCTTAATCCCAATCCTGCTTTTTAGTTTTCCCAGTAAGGCAAAAATCACTAATTTCTTCTATGTAGTCAGAAAAGTCTTTATTTGCATCTGTTAGGCGATTAATTGATTCCCAATCAAGGTCATTACGCTCTTTAGCAGGTATCATTATTTGGCTTTCTGAAGGGTTTTCAGTGTCTAACAATACAAAACCAATGCCATGTAAGCTGGAGAGCATGCGTAGCTCTTTCTTAGCTTTTTCTTCCAATTCAGCGGCAACTAAATATCCAAAGTTTGCCCAGCTTGAATTGCTGACCGCTTGAAAAAATGTGCTGCGAACATTTGAAGTGTTAATTAATCTTTTGACCTCAAAGCTCCAAAGTTTAGCTTTTTTATCACCATACTGCTTGGCACACTCTGTCACTTTTGTTGACCATTCAGAGGCTAAATCTTCTAGAGCAACAAGATCTGGATACAGCCATTCATTACCTTTGGGGCCGCGATTATTGGTCGAGCGTTTCTCATCAATGCGCTTAGCATGTAAATTATGCTCTGCGCTAAGATATTCAATAAGCATTGGATACAAATCATGCTCAAGAGGAATTGACTGAATTTCTAGGGGTTTTTCCTCAATATCCTCAACTTCGTCTGCGTCGCTTTGCTCTGTGTAATAATACTTGCGTGGTCGTCCTTCTGTGGTTTTAATTTGTGGTGTTTTCTTTTGAAAAGAAGCTCTATGTGCGCCAATTTCAGCAACCAGAATATCAATTAAAAGTTTATTCATTTCATCTTGAGAAGAAACGTCTTTTTTAAGTTTGTTTTTTGAATTTTTTATTTTTGCTGCACACTCATTGGGATATGTAGTAGATATCCATTCTGCGATTTGACGAGCTGTATATTTATGTTCTTTATTGTTTTTGAGAAACTCACAAACTGTATTATTCAAATTTAATGCCAT